GCACGTACGGTTCTGTCGAGGGGCGGCGGCAGTAATGTCGTCCGTCTACTCTACGGAATGGAATCTCGATTACAAAACTGCCACATGAGGGCATTAAAATAAATGATACAGACTTGCTTTTTGGCAGGTCTTTTTTGTTTGGAGGTGAGAACAATAGCAAGATTTAAACCGACCCATTTTATGGCGGAGGATTCCAAGTATAACAAAAAAGCGGCAGACTATGCCGTCTCTTTTATTGAATGCCTCAGCCACACCAAAGGCACCTGGGCAGGAAAGAAATTTGAACTGCTGGACTGGCAGGAACAGATTATCCGTGACCTGTTTGGAATCTTAAAACCGAACGGCTATCGGCAATTCAATACGGCTTACATTGAGATTCCGAAGAAAAATGGCAAATCAGAACTTGCCGCTGCTGTTGCACTTTTGCTTACCTGTGGCGACGGTGAGGAAAGAGCTGAAGTTTACGGTTGTGCCGCCGACCGTCAACAGGCTGCCATTGTATTTGATGTGGCGGCGGATATGGTGCGGATGTGCCCTGCCCTTTCCAAGCGAGTGAAGATTCTGACCTCACAAAAACGCATCGTGTACATTCCTACAAACAGCTTTTATCAGGTGCTTTCCGCCGAGGCATACAGCAAACACGGCTTCAATATCCACGGGGTCGTGTTCGATGAACTTCACACGCAACCGAATAGAAAGCTTTTTGATGTTATGACCAAAGGTTCCGGTGATGCGAGAATGCAGCCTTTGTATTTCCTGATTACCACAGCCGGAACGGACACCAACAGCATCTGCTATGAAGTTCATCAAAAGGCAAAGGACATTCTGGAGGGCAGAAAGCATGATCCGACTTTCTATCCGGTTATCTATGGTGCAGATGAATCGGAGGACTGGACGGATCCGAAGGTTTGGAAAAAAGCAAATCCGTCACTCGATAAGACCATCGGAATGGATAAGGTGGTGGCTGCGTGTAATTCTGCAAAAGAAACGCCGGGCGAGGAAAATGCGTTTCGGCAACTGCGTCTGAATCAATGGGTAAAACAGGCTGTCCGCTGGATGCCTATGGAGAAATGGGATAAATGCAAAGTAGCGTTTGATGAAGATGACCTTGCAGGTCATGTCTGCTACGGCGGTCTTGACCTTTCCTCTACAACAGATATTACAGCATTTGTTTTGGTGTTTCCGCCTACAGAAGACGATGAACATTATTATGTTCTTCCTTACTTCTGGCTGCCGGAAGAAACACTGCCACTCAGAGTAAGACGTGACCATGTTCCATATGATATATGGGAACGGCAAGGCTACTTGAAAACGACTGAGGGAAATGTGGTTCACTATGGTTTTATTGAGAATTTCATCGATGAACTGGGGCAGAAATTTCACATCAAAGAAATTGCATTTGACCGCTGGGGTGCAGTGCAGATGTCACAGAATTTGGAAGGACTTGGATTCACGATGGTGCAATTTGGACAGGGTTATAAAGATACTTCCCCTACATTAGACATAAATGCTTCAACCTGTTCTCTCTTTGGTGGGTCTGCCATTTCATCCGTCATATTCAAGATGATAACTGCTTTTTCTGGATAAACAAGCACTTTGTGAATCACAGTGTGGAAAAACGTCTGACAGTCTTCGATATGCTCCAGACGAAGAGCCAGCCAGTGAAAATAATTCTCAAAGTGTTCTTTTTTCAGCTGTGGTTGCAAAATCGGCATCTTTTCAATCTCTGCTTTTTGTTCTTCCAGCTGGGTCAATTTTTCTTGCAATGCCTTGGAACTTGGACACGCAATCAGAGCGTTCACCGTTCCTTGTATCTGCTTTTCAATCTCATTCAACCGTTTGCTGCGGTCTGGTTTTCCATCCATATCCGTGGTATAGATTTGGTACAGTCGTTCTGCAAGCGTGGAAACCTGCTCTTCTGTGAAAAAGGTTTGCAAGGCATCTATCACCACTTGCTCCAGCTTGTCTGCATGAATATGTACGCTGTTTTCTGCATGTTCCCTGCTCCGGCAAGCATAATAGAAATACTTTCGTTCTACAGACGAACCGCAGACATATCTTCCGCAGACACCACACTGCAACAGCCCTGACAGTGCGTAAGTATGCCCTGTGGTGTGTTCTCTGGAACGATGGGCAGACTGATTCAACTTTTCCTTTACCCGTTCAAATGTCGTCTGTGAGATGATTGCCGGACAGGTTTCTGGCTCTTCGATGCCGTCTATGTAGTGTATCCCTGTATATTTGTCATTGTGCAGGATGTCGGAAACGGTATAGCGTTTAAATTCGTTCCCGTAGTTCGTCCGGTATCCATCTGCATTCAGCTGGTCTGCAATGGATTGAATCGTACAGCCGGAAAGATAGCTTTTGAAAATCCGCCGTACATTCACCGCCTGCTCTTCGTTGATGACAAATCGCTTGTCTTTCCGGTCATAGCCATACAGAACCCGACCGCCGAAATTATGCCCTTTTATAATGCTTTCCCGAATGCCACGCTTGCATTTTCGGGAAAGTTCCCGGCTGAAATATTCGTCCATGGATTCCAGCAAGCCTTCAATCAAAATGCCCTCTGGACTGTCTGTAATGCGTTCAGTCGCAGATAATACCTTTACGCCATTCTTTTTCAGTTGCTGCTTGCTGATGGCACTATCATAGCGGCTCCGGGCGAACCGGTCGAGTTTATAGACCAGCACATAATCCCAACCGCCATACTTGCTGTCTTTTAGCATTTTCTGAAACTGCTCTCGATGCTCTGTAGAAGTGCCGGAGGTTGCCCGGTCGATGTATTCGCTCACGATTTGAATTTGCTCTGCCTTTGCAAACTCTTCGCAGACACGCCGCTGCCCCTCAATGCTCTGTTCTGTCTGTCGGTCGCTGGAATAACGACCATAAAACACTGCTCTTTTCATAATCGCTCCTTAATTGTACCGCCCCACAATTCCTTGCAGGGTGTTTTTGCAGCGTTGTTCATCATAGACTCCTTTCCTTAGCCCTGCCGGATTTCGGTGAGGCTTTATGCATATCCATATAATTCAGCTGGTGTACAGCCAACCATATAACAATATATTTTTTCATCAATCAAATTATAATTTCGTGCTGTTATATAATATTCATCAGATCCTTTGTTACCAATAGCGGCTCTTGCCATTGGCTCAGAAATACGAAAGCACTCTATATAATCAGAAATTGTTTTTAATTGAAGATTATCTACAATTTGAATAGGACATAAAATGTTTCTCGCAAAGCAATTTGCTTCTCTATTTGCAGTTTCGTTATCATCAGTGTGTCTAAGTATGATATGCCCTAATTCATGTGCAAGTGTAAATTTAATTGTTTTGCCATCTTTCTGATCATTATAATAGATAATAAATCTATTTTTACGATAATCGGCAACAGTGAATCCATGTTCGCTGGAAGCGTATTGATACGTAAAATCTTTGAGTGAAACCCTCATTCTTTGAGCAACAATTGAATATGGACAAATTCTAATGTTAGAAAATTTCTTAATAATACAAAAAATTTTTATTTCTGGGAAAGTACCATCATAGTACTGTAGCACATTATATGCTGCATTTGTTGCACTTCTATAATCAGGTTCAATCATCAAATTCCTCCTTAAACATCAATCTTGCCATGTCTAATAATTGTTTTCGCTTTTCAGGTGTTAATTTTTTTGCATTTCGGTTTAAGATAATTAAGTTTTCATCTGGAATGTCTGAAGAAATACCATTATCATTTTCCCATCCCATTAAATAGGCGGGTGAAATTGATAAATATTTAGCAATGGCTTCAATTTTATCTGATGGTATATTGGAAATAATATTATTTTCGTATTTATAAATATTTTGCTTAGTTGTATGGATTGCTTCTGCCAGTTCAGTTTGAGAAATTCTTTTCTCTTCTCTTATTTGCTTTATTCTTTCGCCAACAGTCATTTCTATCACCTCACTTTAATACTATTATAGCGAATCATTTGTAACTTGTCAAGAAAAAAAATTCTGAAAAAATGAAAAAAATGTCTTGACAAGTTACGAAACGTGTGCTATAATTGGGGTAACTTAAAAAGATACCGAGGTGATGAATATGATTGATGTTGCAAGTTTGCGAGCAGAAATGACAAGATATGGTATCACTCAAAAACAGCTGGCGGAATCTATCGGAATTTCGCCGAGAACTTTTTCTAACAAAATGAAAAAGGGGGTTTTCGGAAGTGATGAAATCGAACAGATGATTCAAATCTTGAAAATCAAAGATCCGATGTCAATTTTTTTTGCTCAGATGGTAACTTTAAAAGATACCAAATTGAAAGGAGATTACAACAATGAAAGAAATTATCCCGAAGGATGACTACGGCGTATTTGTCGACGGTCATGATGTTGCACTGGTGGACAGCCGCTATGTGGCACAGTACTTTGAAAAGGAACACAAGAATGTACTTGCAGATATTCGCAACCTTGATTGTTCGGAAGAATTCCGACGGCTAAACTTTCAGCCGTCCACCTACAAGAACGATCAGGGGAAGAAACAGCCCTGCTATTATATGACCCGTGACGGTTTCGTATTTTTGGCGATGGGCTATCGTGGCAAAAAGGCAGCGAAGTTCAAAGAACTCTACATTCGCCGCTTCAACGAAATGGAACGGTTCATCCGGACGCTGGTTCTGACCAGAAAGGAATTTCCGCTGCTGACGGAAAACATCAAGCTGCTGCACGACCATCCGAAGCCGTATCATTTCAGCAATGAATGCGATATGATTAACCGGATTGTGACCGGAATGTCAGCGAAACAGTTTCGGCAGGCAAACGGCATTGAAAAAGGAAAGAGCATTCGACCATATTTGTCAGATGCCCAAATTCAGATGATGGAAACCTTGCAAAAGGTGGATGTCGGGCTGCTGGTGTCTGTGCCAGACTTCGAACAGCGGAAACGGTATCTGGAGTGGTACAAGATGAAGCTGGAAGAAAAGGCTGCAGGGGTTGTGGCGTAACCGAAAGCCACAGAGCCAGCGGAAAACCGAAAGCCGAAAAAACGGCAGAAAAAAAGCGGCAATCAAGACCGAACAACCAAAACGATCATCTTGACTACCGCCATCCTACAGTTGATAAAAACCATCATTGATTTGATGCGTGACATTATCAACTAAAAAAGACTGAATCCAAACCGGATGGAACGAACATCCGGCAAGGGTTCGGGAATAGTATAACACAAATTCCGCACGGTGTCAACCTTTTAGAAAGAAGGGAGGTGAACACATGGAAACGCTGAAAATCGTTCTGGCTGTTATCAGCATGCTGTGCAGCGTCGGCGTTCTGGGCTGCGTGCTGTGGCTGATTCGGAAGAAATAATTTCCCTGAAAACAGCAAAAATGAGGCGAAGCACAGTCGCCACGCCTCGTTTTCACCGCAAAAAAGAATTGCAAGTTGTTCTTACTTGCCCTTCTTTGTCTGAGAAAGTGCACTGCCTGCTACAGACTTCGATGTTTTGCTATATCTTCCGTCACGAAGAATCTTTGAAGCCTTAGAAGCAACAGACTTGCTCGTTTGCTTGGTGTTTGCCATTGTATCACCTCCTTCCGTGAGAGATGATATTGATAGCATACCACAAAATATTACAAAAGTCAAGCACAGATAAGACGGAGGGAAAACAAATGAAACAAAAGAGTTATAATTACCCATTTCTCGAATACGAGATCAAACGCAAAGGCATTAAGAAAAAGGCAATGGCACAGGCACTCGGCGTGGACGAGGGGACGCTCTGGCACAAAACGTGCGGAAAACGCTCGTTCACTGTGGAGCAGGCAATCTTTATTCAGAAGACGTGGTTTCCGGAAACGCCGATTGAAGTGCTATTCCAGCACAGAAACTGAATGGAAACCTGCGTTTTTCACTGGATGAAGCGATTCGCATTCAGGAAACATTCTTTCCGGACGTTTCTGTAAACCAGTTATTCCGACATGAATGAATGCTTAACACTTGTTTTTAACACTCGCCCGAGCGTTAAACGAGCGTTGAGCGAGCGTTAAATTCGCTGACCTATCGGCAATACGGGGAGAAAGTGAGAATACTATGAAACTTTCAATTGAACGGTTTGAAATTGAAATCATTTCAAAGTCCGAATTTGTAGACGATTATTCGGCGAAAGACAAGAATTTTCTTGTTACCATATGGAACATTCACGTCAGCGGAGAAGCTTTGTGGCGTTGGTTAACAAGTGAAACGCCGGATTCCGACACTTTCTTCAACAGTCGTGAAGAGTATATAGCTGAAGTTCAACGATGTGAAAATGTACGCAGAGAATTCAAAGAAAAAATCGAAAAAATTCTTGGACAAGAGAACATCAATATCAGCCAGGCACACGCTGAATTTTTTACAGTGATAAAAATCGAAGAGATGGACAACAAATAAGCCCGTGCTGACCTACCGGCAACACGGGGACGATGTGGCAGCATCGTAGCCATTGGCAATACCTCATTCTTTGCCTTTATACTAACGCCCGTCGGGAGCGTATCCCGACCCACTGCCCGTAAGGGCAAATAACAACGGCAAAAGCCGGAAAGGAAGTATCATGATGAATGAACTGATCAAAGTCAACTATGACAACGCAGACCACCCGACCGTATCGGGTCGGTAACTGTGGGAGGCTCTGGAGGTAGAAACCCCATACACACAGTGGTTTAAACGCATGGCGGAATATGGATTCTCTGAAAATGTGGATTTCGCATTGGTATCACAAAAATGTGAAACCAATAATCCGAAGAATCCGTACACCACCAGAACCGACCACCAGTTGACCATCCCCATGGCAAAGGAACTCTGCATGCTCCAGCGGACAGACAAGGGCAAGCAGATGCGGCAATACTTTATTGCGGTTGAGGAACAGTGGAACAGCCCCGAAGCGATTATGGCAAGAGCCTTGCAATTCTCCAACGCCAAGCTGAAACAGCTGGAAACGCACTGCTGCCAGCTGGAAACCACCGTCGCTGTGCAGGAACAGCAGATTGCAGAGCTACAGCCGAAGGCAAGCTATTATGATGTTGTCCTGAACTGCAAAGACTTGCTTTCCATTACTTCCATCGCTAAGGACTACGGAAAGTCTGGCGTTTGGCTGAATCGCTATTTACATCAGAATGGCGTACAGTATAAGCAAGGGCAAAACTGGTTGCTGTATCAGAAGTATGCAGAAAAGGGCTACACCAGCACCAAAACGCAGACGTTCCCCGGAGCAGATGGGCAGCAGCACACCAAAGTCCATACCTACTGGACACAAAAAGGGCGGCTGTTCATCTATGATTTGTTGAAAGCGAATGGGCTGCTTCCACTGATCGAACAGGATGCCGTCTGAAAGGAGGAATCTTTATGCTGAATGCAAACACATTAGCTGCCCTCCATCAAATTTGCACAAATGTGCATTTATCGGTGGATGTGCAGGAATTGTCTACGCTGCTTACTGTACTTGGCGTATTGCCGCAGGAAGAACAGAAACAGGTTACATGGGCTGCAATTGGTATGGCAATTGCAAATGCGAACAGAAATACGGTTTGTGGAGGAAATGCAGGATGAAAAAACCAATGGAAGTCAGCGTTGTGCCAGCGAAGGAGCAGGCAGACCGTTCGGTCTATGAAGCGTTGGCGATGATGATTGTGGAGTTCTACAAACGGAATCCGGAGTTCGTAGAACATCCAGAACGGATGGCAGAGCATGAGCCGGAAAGTTGAGTATCGGAACGGGCACAAATACGCCATCTGCGAGCAATGCGGACTGGACTGGAACGTATCCTGGCAGTTTGTCGGGTGGTATGTGTGCCCGATTTGCCGAAATAAAAACAGGGAGGAGAAGCAAAAAGATGGGAAAAATCGTTATCAAGACAAACCCGAAGGGCGATACAGTCGGCATTGAGGTGAGAGGTTTTGAAGAAATTGATGCTGCTATAATGACCATTTGTGCATTTGTCAAAATCATAAGCGGGCTCAATCGAGAGAGTAAAAAGAGTGCCTTTTATGCAGCTGGCATCATTCTTAAAAGCATTGCAGACAAGGTGGACTCTGAACCAGAGGAGGAACGGGAAAATGGGAACAACAGCGATTGAACCCGGTAAAGGCAGCTGGCGTATTGAGGAACTGGAGAACATGGATTCTTTACAAGCTGCCAAAATATCGCTTGCAATGTTTGCAGGCACAACAATGGCTCTTGCTAAGCAAGGAAGACGTGTGGAATGTGCGATTGCGATGGATGCAGCACGCCAGATTCTGGACAAATTAAGCAAGGATGTGAGCAAATGACCACAGAAGAACGGCGGCTGAAGAAGAATCAAGAATCACTGGAAAGCTACAACTGGTATAAAGCCCACCACATTTGTGTGCGATGCAACAACGCCCCAGCAGTAGACGGGCTTGTTACTTGCCAAGCATGCCGGGAAGCGATGAATGCAAGCAACCGTTTTCGGTACGCTGCATTAACGTCCGAGCAGAAAGCAGAACGGTCGGCGAAGAAAAAAGCAGTCAGAGAGGCATGGCAAGCCGCTGGGCTTTGCACCCGATGCGGCAGGAAGCGAGAGGACAAGCAGCTTTTAACCTGCGAACACTGCAGGAAAAAGGATAAAAGAGGAGGCAAAAGAACATGCAAACAATGATTTTAGGCGGCATTGCAATGGCACTCTTCTGGGTCTGGGTTGCATGGCGGCGACATAACAGCCAGTGGGAAGACGAACAACTACATCGGGAGGACGAAAAATGAGCGTGAAAATCACAAGTCTTGAACTGGAAAACATCAAGCGGATCAAGGCGGTCAAGCTGGAACCGTCTGAAAACGGGCTGACCATCATCGGTGGCAACAACTGCCAGGGGAAAACATCCGTGCTGGATGCAATTGCATGGGCATTGGGCGGCGAACGGTATCGCCCCGCCACCCCACACAGAACCGGAGCATACACCGAACCATTTTTGCACATCGTACTTTCCAATGGAGTGATCGTGGAGCGGAAAGGCAAGAACAGCAGCCTGAAAGTCGTTGACCCGACTGGAAACCGTTCTGGGCAGCAACTGCTGAACACGTTCCTGACAACATTTGCCCTCGACCTTCCAAAGTTTTTACAGGCATCGCCTACGGAAAAAGCAAATATTCTGCTGCAAATTACGGGGCTTGGTGACAAGCTGGCAGATGTAGAACGGCGGGAGGCAGAAGCCTACAACCAGCGTACCGCCATTGGCAGAATCGCTGACCAGAAGCAAAAATATGCGGACAGCTTGCAAAAATGGCATGACGTTCCGGAAACGCCAGTTTCTGCGGCAGAACAAATCAAGCAGCAGCAAGCAATTCTGTTGCAGAACGCAGAAAACCAGCGAAAACGACAGCACAAAAAAGAATTGGAACTGCAATACGAACAGATCTGTCAGAAATACCTGCAAATTCTGGAGCAAAAGCAACAAATTGAAAAAGATTTGCAAATTGCCCGGACTGCGGTACAAGATCTACAGGATGCATCCACAGCAGACCTGGAACGGACAATTGCAGAAATCGATGTCATCAATGCCAAAGTCCGTGACAATCTGAACCGGGAAAAGGCAGAATCCGAAGCAGAACAATACCGCACAGAATACCAGCAACTTTCACAAAAAGTCGATGCGATCCGGCAGGAAAAGAAAGATTTGCTGCAAAATGCAGATCTACCGCTTGCTGGTCTGGCGGTGGAAAACGGCGTGCTGTTGTACAAGGGGCAGCCGTGGGATTGTATGTCAGGAGCGGAACAATTGCAGGTCGCAACTGCCATTATCCGCAAACAAAACCCTAATTGCGGGTTCGTCCTGCTGGACAAGCTGGAACAGATGGATCGTGCCACGTTACAGACATTCGGGCAGTGGCTGGAGCAAGAGGGCTTACAGGCAATCGCTACACGGGTTTCTACTGGTGAGGAATGCAGCATCATTATTGAGGATGGCTATTCTGTAAACAATCAGGAACAGCAGCCGAAACCGCCAACCATGCAGAAGACATGGACGAAAGGAGCATTTTAAATGAATTTTGAAGAAACAAACGGCATTCAGACCGGCTCCGGCATAAAGCTGGTCATCTACGGACAGGAAGGCGTTGGCAAGACTTCCCTGGCGGCACAACTGCCAGGGGCGGTATTTCTGGACTGCGAGGGCAGCACATCAAAAATGAACGTCCGGCGGCTGCCGAAGCCCACCAGCTGGGAGATGTTGCAGCAGGAATTGCAATTTGTGCTGGAATCTCATGTACAGCGGCAGTATCAGACGGTCGTCATTGATACCTTCGACTGGGCAGAACGCCTTGCCATTGCACAGCTGTGCAGCAAACACAACGTGAACGGCATCGAGGGCTTCGGCTACGGCAAGGGCTGGGAGTATGAAGCCGAAGAAATCGGGCGGTTTCTGGACAGCACAGAACGGCTCATTCAGGCAGGCATCCATGTCGCTTTGCTCTGCCATGCAATCACCCGAAAAGCCTCTCTGCCGGAAATTGATGCAGAATATGACCACTGGGAATTGAAACTGGGCAACAAGACGACCAACAAGATTGCACCACTATTAAAAGAGTGGTCGGACATCACCTTGTTTCTGGCGTTCCAGACGCATGTAATTGCAACCGATGACAAGGGGAAAAAACACAAGGCAACCGCCTGCAATCGGGTCATGTATACCACAAAGTCCGCATGGTGGGATGCAAAGAACCGGTTCGGGCTGCCCGAGATGCTGCCGCTGGAATACGCTTCGATTGCTTCCCTCTTTGCTACTACCCCTGCCCCTGCACCGGTATCCAAAGCACAACAGCTTGTGGAACAGGCACAGGCTGCCGGACTGCCGACCGAACAGGATTTTGCAACTGCAACGCCGATTGTTACAACGCCGGATTCGTTGGACGGCATCTTTCCGCAGCTTGCACAGCTGATGGAAGCAAATCACGTTTCCCCCGAAGAACTGCAACAGGTTGTTGGGGAAAAGGGCTATTTTCCGGCAGATATGCCCGTTAATCAGTATCCGCAGGATTTCGTAGAGGGCTGGTGCATCCCGTGGTGGAAAAACATCTTCGATATGATTCAGCAGAACCGAAACGTCCCGTTTTAATGCAAGCAAACAAAACCAATCAAGGTAAATTTAGAAAGGTAGGTATTTTTCATGGAAAACTATAACACAACTGCACAGGGTCACGAATTGGGCTGGGATGATGAAATCCAGCAGGAAAGCAGCTTCATTCTGCTGCCGGAGGGCGATTATCGCTTCACCGTGGAGAAGTTCGACCGTGCCAGACACAACGGTTCTGACAAAATTCCGCCTTGCAACAAGGCAATTCTCCACTTTCGTGTATTCAGCCCTGACGGCAGCAGCGTACTCTTGCAGGAAAACTTGTTCCTGCACACAAAGATGGAATGGAAGCTGTCGGAATTTTTCGCCAGCATCGGCATGAAGCAAAAGGGACAGGCTGCACGGATGAACTGGCAGGAAGTCAACGGAAAAAGCGGCATTTGTCACGTGAAAATCCGCAATTTTGACAAAAAAGATGGCGGCGTTGGACAGGCAAACCAGATTGAAAAGTGGTATCCATCCTATGACCAGCCGCAGCTTGCTCAGAGTGCCCCACAGCAGACCTACACCGCACCGCAGCCCACTTCTCCACAGAATAGCACACAGCCGTGGCAGTCACCGCAGGGCAGCTGGAACAAAGGTCAGTTTTAAGGAGTGATACAAGATGCAAATGCGACCCTATCAGCAGGCGGCACGCACCGCCGTGCATCGGGAGTGGGACGAGGGCAGAAACCGCACGCTGCTGGTTCTGCCCACCGGCTGCGGCAAAACCATCGTCTTTGCAAAAATCACCGAAGACGAAGTTCGCAGCGGCAATCGGGTGTTGATATTGGCACATCGGGGCGAGTTGCTGCAACAGGCAGCGGACAAGCTGGAACGCACCAGCGGCTTGAAATGTGCCGTAGAAAAGGCAGAACAAACTTGTCTGGGGCAATGGTATCGGGTCACTGTGGGCAGCGTGCAGACCCTGATGCGGCAGAAACGCCTTGCTCAGTTCCCTGCCGATTACTTCCAGACGATTATCATTGACGAAGCACACCACGCCATTTCAGACAGCTACCAGGTGATTTTGAATCATTTCTCCGGTGCTCACGTGCTGGGTGTAACGGCAACGCCAGACCGTGGCGACAAGCAAAATCTGGGCAAGGTGTTCGATAGCTTGGCGTATGAATACACCCTGCCGCAGGCAATCCACGAGGGATACTTAACCCCGATTCGGGCATTGACCGTCCCGATTCAGATTGACTTTACACAGGTTGGAACAACTGCCGGCGATTACAAACCGGGGGACATCGCCACAGCGTTAGACCCCTATCTCGATCAGATCGCTGCCGAAATGGCAAAACACTGTGCCGACCGCAAAACCGTGGTATTCCTGCCGCTGGTCAAAACCTCTCAAAAGTTCCGTGATTTCCTCTGTCAGCATGGATTCCGTGCGGCAGAGGTCAACGGCGAATCCGATGACCGAGAACAAATCTTGCAAGACTTTGCGGATGGCAAGTACAACGTGCTCTGCAACAGCATGCTGCTCACAGAGGGCTGGGACTGTCCGGATGTGGATTGCGTGGTCGTGCTGCGGTCAACCAAAGTGCGTGCTCTGTATTGTCAGATGGTGGGGCGTGGCACACGGTTGGCAGAGGGCAAAGACCACTTACTCTTGTTGGATTTTTTGTGGAATACCGAAAAGCATGAACTCTGCCGTCCGGCGTGCCTGATTTGCGAGGACGAAGAAGTGCAGCAGAAGATGACCCAGCAGCTGGAAGAACAAGCCGGCATCCCGATCGACATCGAAGCGGCAGAGAATCGGGCATCCGAAGACGTGGTGGCAGACCGAGAAGCGAAACTTGCCGAAAAGCTGGAAGCGATGAAAAAACGAAAATCGAAGCTGGTCGACCCGTTGCAATATGAACTGTCGATTCAGTCGCAGGATTTGTCTGGCTATGTTCCGGCGTTCGGGTGGGAATCCAATCCCCCGACCGCCCAGCAGAAAAAAGACCTGGAAAAACGGGGCATCAATCCCGATGCCGTAGAGAGTGCCGGAAAAGCAGAACAGATTCTGCGTGCGGTGGCTCAGCGGCAGCAAAGCGGACTGGCAACGCCAAAACAAATTCGCTGCTTGGAAAAGTACGGGTTTCAGCACGTTGGCGGCTGGAAATTCGATGCGGCAAAAAATCTGATTAACCGCATCGCTGCAAATGGCTGGCGTGTCCCAAACAGCATTACCGCATCAGAATATATACCGGAGGGGTGAAGCATGGATAAATGGATGATAGAAATAACAATTTAGACGAACTACTGGACTACATCGACCCTGCATCCTTAACCTATCAGGAATGGTGCGGCGTGGGCATGGCGTTGAAAGATGCCGGCTATGACTGTTCGCTTTGGGATGTCTGGTCACAGCGAGATGCTGCACGTTATCACAAGGGCGAATGCGAAAAGAAATGGCGAACCTTTGCAGGCTGCGAACATCCCGTCACTGCCGGAACGATTGTGCATCTGGCACTGGAAAACGGCTACCGCCCCCAGTATTCCAAAAAAGAATCTCATGCCTTGAACTGGGATGACACCATTGGGGAAGATTATGTGGTTACCAGCCGAAAAGAAGCACAGGACATCCCCATTCCAGAACCGAAAACATGGAATCCAGCACAGGAACTTTCCCAATATATCGAAACGCTGTTTGAAGCAGATGATTTCGTGGGCTATGTCACAGAAACATGGAAGAACAAAGACGGCAAGTATGTGCCAACCTCCGGCTGCTGCGACCGCACCGCTGGGCAGCTGCTGGAGGCTCTGAGCAAGTGCGGCGATGACATCGGAGCAGTATTCGGGGACTACATGGAAGCAGCGGGGGCATGGATTCGCTTCAACCCGTTGGATGGCAAGGGCGGCAAGAACGAAAATGTCACGGAATATCGGTTTGCGTTGGTAGAATCCGATGTGCTGGACATCGAACGGCAGAACGGTATCTTGCATGAAATGCAGCTGCCCATTGCCTGCTTGGTTTACAGCGGCGGCAAGAGCCTACATGCCATTGTGCGAGTGGATGCTCCCAGCTACGAGGAATACCGGAAGCGAGTGGATTTCCTCTATGACGTTTGCGATAAGAACGGGCTGAAAGTCGACCGTCAGAACCGGAATCCGTCCCGTCTATCCAGAATGCCGGGCGTGATGCGAAACGGAAAGAAGCAATTCTTAGTTGCAACCAACATCGGGCTGGGTTCGTGGGCAGAGTGGAAGGACTACATCGACAGTGTCACCGATGACCTGCCAGAGTTTGAAAGCATGGCGGAAGCGTGGGAACACATGCCGGAACTATCGCCGCCGCTCATTGAAAACGTGCTGCGGCAGGGACACAAAATGCTGATTGCAGGACCTTCCAAAGCCGGCAAATCCTACGCCCTCATTGAAATGTCCATTGCGATTGCTGAGGGCAGGCAGTGGCTGGGCTGGCAATGTGCAAAGGGGCGTGTGCTGTATGTCAATCTGGAATTAGACCGGGCAAGCTGCCTGCATCGGTTTCGGGATGTGTATCAGGCAATGGAACTGCCGGCGGCGAATCTCCAGAGCATTGACATCTGGAATCTGCGTGGTGTGACCGAGCCAATGGACAGGCTTGCCCCGAAGCTGATTCGGAGGGCGAAGAAAAAACAGTACATTGCTGTCATCATCGACCCGATTTACAAGGTCATCACCGGCGATGAAAACAGTGCTGACCAGATGGCACATTTCTGCAACCAGTTTGACAAGGTGTGCACGCAGCTGGGCTGTGCGGTGATTTATTGCCACCACCACAGCAAGGGTGCTCAGGGCGGCAAACGCAGCATGGATAGAGCGTCCGGTTCGGGGGTGTTTGCCCGTGACCCCGATGCCCTGCTTGACATGACAGAACTGGAACTGTCCGAGGACATCCGCAAGCAGGAAACCAACACGACTATTTGTGATGCATGCGTGGAGCAGCTGCGGCGGCATGCTCCGGCAGTGTTGGCGGATGCCTCGCCGGATGCCCTGCTGAGCCATGTAGAAGCCCTGAAACTGTGTCAGGACAATCTGCCGCCAGCCGTCTATGAAGCGTTTCTCAGCGAGATAGAAACCATCAAACAGACAGTGCGACAGCGGACGGCGTGGCGGCTGGATGGTACGCTGCGAGAGTTCCCGAAGTTCGAGCCGAAGAATCTGTGGTTTCGGTATCCGGTACACGTGGAAGATACCACTGGTGTGCTGAAAGATTTGCAGTCAGAAAGCGAGATGCATCCGTATCAACGTGGAAATCAGAAACGGGGCAAAAAGACAAAGGAAACCTATGCGGCACAGAAAGTCGATAAGAAAGCGGCTCTACTGAATGCATTTCACGCCTGCAATCTGGATGGTGCGGTGACGGTGGATGACATGGCGGAATATTTGGGCATTAGTGAAAAAACGGTTCGCCGCCGTGTCAAAGATTGCGAAGAATTGATTATTGAAAATAACAGCATTCAGCTGTCAAAAATGGAAAAGAATGGTGGGACAAAATGAGGGACAACAGTGTATATATATATATATATTTGTCCTTGTCCCCTGTATGACCGTCAATGACAACAAGGAACAAGAGTGCGAATGCACGGCACTCTTGTAACCCTTGTCGTCTGACATTGACAAACGCAAACGAAAAAACAAAAATGGAGGAAACAATATGACGACTTTTTTTATGCCCATGATACCGCCAACCAGTACGCACCAGCAGCAAGGACACACCGTTGACAAGCACGGCGTGCATCACTTCTACAAGCGGAACAACGGCGAAGCAGAAGCGAAACTTGCCGCCCACCTGATGAAGCACATCCCTGAACAACCGTATCATGGTGCTGTGCAGGTCGTTGTGAAGTGGTGCTATCCGATCAAAGCCAAACATCAGGACGGCGAACCCTATACCAACAAGCCGGACGTGGACAACCTGTGCAAGGCGTTGTTTGACATCATGACCAAGCTGCACTACTGGGGCGATGACAAGCAAATCTACAGTGCAGTAGTAGAAAAGTACTGGGCGGATGTTCCTGGCGTGTTTGTGCAGATCACGGAGGCGGAAAAGGAGGAATTAAAATGAACGACATCGAAAAGAAAATTGAAGAACTGAAATCCGAATTTTTGACTAAGCTGGAAACTTTGCAGAAAGAAGTGAAGATGCAGCAGGGAGAACAGAAGCTGTGGAAGCCAGAGATTGGCGAGAGCTATTTCTTTATCAGAAGCGATTTTGGAGTAACGGATAAAGTCAAGGGAACAACTTCTTTTGAAACTGACCGTATTTCTAATGGTAACTGTTTCAAAACCAAAAAGCGTGCCGAACAGGTTGCAAAGAAAATACGGTTGCTGTTACGGTTGGAACAGCTGCATGATATGCTCTGTCCGGATTATGTGCCGGACTATAAAGGAGACGAAACAAAGTATCACCTTTATTTTAGTCATGTACAAGGTAAATACGAAGTAAGTTGCAGCACTAGCTGGGAGAATCCATGCATGGTGGTTTTTGACACCGAAAAAAACGCACAGAAAGCGGCGGAAATCCTAAACAAAGAATTGACTTCGCGAAGATTCGGCTGAAAACAAAGGAGAAATGAGGATGACAAAAGAAGACCTGAAACAATGCAATGCCAAATGGAAAGAACTGCATCAAATTGAAACGCTGGTGCAAACACTTCGAGCGGATGCACGCAGCACAAAGGCGGTTTGTTATAATCATGAGCCAAAGAGCAAGGGAGAGGCAACCGCAGCGGTACAGACGTACGTGGAACGGTTGGAAGAACTGTCAAACCGGTATGAACAAGTAAAAGAGAACCTGATGAAAGATGTCCAACGAGTAGAACAAGGAATCGCCGAACTGCCGCCGGATTTACGGGTATTGATGCGGTATCGGTACATCATGGGCTTTAGCTGGGAGAAAATCGCAGAAACAATGCATATTTCTGTTGGGACGTTTCATAACTGGCACAGAAAAGCGTTGAATTTGCTAAAATTGAATTGAATTGAAATGTCAACCTGTGCTATAATAGTAGCATAGAAAAATGAAATCCGGATGGCGAAATACCCGTCCGGATTTTTTACTGAAAAAACGGAGGGAGGACGTTGGCAAATGAAGAAAACCTGATTCCAATTCAAAATCGAACCACGAGCGAAGCACGAGAAATCAGTGCGAAAGGCGGCAAAAAGTCCGGAGAAGCACGCCGCAGAAAAAAAGACATGAAAGCCAAAATGAAACTGCTGCTTTCCCTGCAGCCGACCGCCAGCCAATCAGAATTGCTGAAAGCGATTGGCATCCCGGAAGAGGATGCAGATAATGAAATGCTGCTGCTGGTCGCCATGTTTCAGGCTGTCACGGAAGACCGAGATACCAAAGCATTTGATAAGGTCATGGACGTACTTGGAAAGACCGTACAACGGGAAGAACTGACCTTGAAAAAGCGGCAGGCGGCGAAGCAAGACAAGCCGAGCAATGGCATGACGGAACAGCTGATTGCAGGAATGCAGGAACAGGGGGTGGAAGATGATTTACACGAAGAAGCAGCGGCAATTGATGGAACTGTGGCGAACAAAGAAGTTGCAGCGGATTAACTTGCTGGAAGGGTCTGTTTCTTCTGGGAAGACGTGGATTTCATTGGTATGCTGGGGATTCTGGCTGGCTACCATGCCGCAAAATCAGCTGTATCTGATGTGCGGAAAGTCGTTGACCACGTTGAAACGAAACTGTTTGATTCCGCTGGAAGCCATGTTCGGGCAAAGTAATTTTTCTTTTTCAACCTCTGCCAAAGAAGCCTATCTGTTCGGCAGGCGGATTCTGCTGGAAGGTGCAAACGATGCACGCAGCGAAGGCAAAATTCGAGGGCTGACTTTACAAGGTGCGTACTGCGATGAATTGACGCTGTTTCCAAAGGATTTCTTTGTTATGCTGCTATCCCGTTTGCGTGTACCTGGTGCAAAGCTGATTGCAACGACCAATCCCGACAGCCCCCAACACTGGTTGAAAAGAGAATACATTGACCGCATGGCTGAACTGGATATGTTGACCATGCGTTTTTTGTTGGATGATAATACAACGCTAGACCGACAGTATGTAGAATCCGTCAAAAAAGAGTATACCGGCGTATTTTACAACCGGTTTATTTTGGGAGAATGGGCAATTGCAGAGGGGCTGATTTATCCGCAATTCGACCGAGAAAAGCACATAGAACAACGGGACAATCCGCAAGGCGAATGGTATATTTCCGTAGACTATGGCACGCTAAACGCCTTTTCTGCTGGGCTTTGGTGTTATGATGGCACAACCGCCTACCGAGCAGCAGAATACTACTACAGCGGCAGAGAGACACGCAAACAGCTCACCAATGCCCAATATCTGCAACGGATTCAACAATTGGCAGGCGGTCACAAGATTGAATGCGTCATTGTAGACCCGTCCGCAGCGAGCTTCATTGCAGAGCTGCGGAATGCAGATTTTACCGTTCGGAAAGGCAAGAATGCGGTTGTAGATGGCATCCGGCGAGTTTCTTCTGCGTTGCAGGCGGAAAAATTGCGATTCTCTCCCGATTGCAAGAACTGCATTCGTGAGTTTGGCTTGTATCGCTGGGACGAATCGTGCAGCGAAGACAGACCAATTAAGGAAAATGACCATGCTATGGATGACGTGCGATATTTTGTCAACACAATTATGGGCGAAGAAGCAAGCATTTCCAGAGTGATTGGCGGGATATAAGGAGGTGACAACATGTTCCGAAGGCAAGACTACTATACAATTTCCGCAGATACAGAGCTGACAACCGAGCGGCTCTCCTATTGGATGAATCAACACAAAATCGACTGTCAGCGGTTTCGGTATCTGAAAGATTTGTACGAGGGGCGGCATCCAATTCAATTAGAGCCACCCAAACCAACATGGAAGCCGGACAACCGGATTATTTGCAACTTTGCGAAGTACATTGTAGACACGCTGAACGGCTATTTCATCGGCATTCCAGTCAAGACGATGCACCCGGATGAAATTGTTTCTGAGGAATTGGAACAGATTCAGCACTACAATGACCAAGACGACAATAATTCAGAATTATCCAAATATTGCAGCATTTACGGAAGTGGCTTTGAGTTGCTTTACACGGATGAAACTGCACAGATTTGCATTACTTATGCATCGCCGTTAGAATGCTTTATCATTTATGATGATACGATTGCACGGAAGCCGCTTTATGGTGTGCGATATTATCAGAAATCCGATGGAGAAACCGTAGGCAGCGTCTACACTTCCAGCATGGAGATTCCGTTTTCAGATAAAGGCGGCTTGCATTATCTGGATGCGATTCCGCACTATTTCGCAGGCGTTCCGCTCATTGAATACCTTGAAAACGAGGAACGGCAAGGAGCATTTGAACAAGTGGAATCGGCAATCACTGCCTATGAAAAAGCCATCTCAGAAAAAGCAAATGATGTGGATTATTTTGCAGATGCGTATTTGCTGTTGAAAGGCTTGAAACTGAACGAACAGGAGCTGCACACCATCCGAAACGACCGTGTGATTCATGTTCCGCCCACCGATGCGGAAATTCTGAACGGGATTCAAGTGGAATTTTTGCAGAAGCCTTCTGCCGATGCAACGCAGGAGAACTTGTTAGACCGCTTGGAAGACCAAATTTTTATGCAATCTATGGTGGCGAATATTTCCGATGAAAGCTTCGGCAGCAGCTCCGGGACAGCCCTTGCGTACAAGTTGCAGCCGATGAAAAATCAGGCAGCAAACAAGGCACGGAAATTTTCTTCCGGCATGAATCGGCGGTGGAAACTGATTGCAAGCCATCCGGCAACGAAAATGGCAGCGGATGCGTATCTGGGTATCACCTATCAATTCACGCAGAATGCACCAAAGAACCTGCTCGAGGAAGTACAGACCGCCGCTCAAATGGCAGGCGTGACTTCCAAAGAAACGCAGCTTTCTGTCATTTCTGCCGTTGATGACCCAAAGAAAGAATTAGAGAAAATCGACTTGGAGAACGGCGGTGAAGCAGTGGATGCGTTGCAGGCGGAGCGGGTGACAGGCGATGCAGAGTGACACCTACTGGAGCAAGCGGCTGCAAGAATTGGATACCTCTTTCAGCAAAGACGAAAAGCGGCTCTTCTCGGAGCTATCAAAATACTATGAGCAGGAATATGCAGCACTGGACAAAGAAATCGCAGCGTACTATGCAAAATATGGCGAAGAGAATGTGATTGCTTTCCGAACATTGCTGTTAGAATTACCGGATGCAGACAAGCAACTGCTGCTGCAAAACATGGATGAATTTGCAAAGCAATATCCAGAGTTTGCCGACCTGCTCCCTGTTCGAGAAAGCATTTACAAACTGAACCGCTTGGAAGGTTTGCAGACTTCCATCGTATTGCAGCAGTTGAAAATCGGAGCGATTGAGCAAGCGAAATTTCGAGAACACTTTGAGAAACAGGCGTTGAAATATGCAAACTATGCAGCGGAGCAGTTGGGATTCGGGACGAATTTTTACCGGATTGACAGCGAGATGTTGCAAGTTGTGATTGGGAATCCTTGGTGCAATGGCAAAGATTTTTCTGAACGGATTTGGGCAAACCGAGAAGCCTTAGCACAGACTTTACAAAACGAGATTGCAAACGGTCTGATTCGTGGTGAAGATTACAAAACCATGTCAAGAATCTTGCAGCAAAAGTTTGAAAATACGTCCCAGAAGCAAGCAGAACGGCTGGTTTTTACAGAAGATACCTACTTATCCAATGAAGCGAAAATTCGACCATTTGAACGGAATGCAGCTTATACGCATTATGAATATCTCTGTGTAGAAGACCATCGGACTTGTGAAACCTGTCGTGCGTTGAGTGGACAGACATTTGAAATCAGCAAACGGAACGCTGGCTTGAATTTTCCACCCATGCACCCTTGGTGCAGATGTACCGTTATGCCGGTGGTCGAGGATTTGGCGACGATAAAGAGGCGGTTGAACGCCGATTCTGGAAGTGGAAAATCAGATGCAATTTTATTGACAGATACGCAGAAAGATGGTATAATAAAAACAGATGAAAGATTTGAGATTCATCCAGATAAAATAAAAAAGTTTTTGTTGAAACCAGGTGCGAAGCATTCAAAAGAATTTTTTGATGTTGGCTATACACCTGATGATTATGAGTTGCTTTTCGATGACATCGCATTGAATTTCAATATGGAAACAGCTTTTGCACGCATAGAAAAGCCAGATGGTTCTATTGATTTTTGTATGTATATGGATTTGGGAGTAACAAAAAAGAGAAATTTTAAAGTAGTTTGGAAAAAAGATAATTCAGAAAGTAAGCCACGATTGATTACAGCTCATCGAGAAGGGAAAAAACATGTTTGAATTATTTGAAAAAGTTTTAATAAAAGAAAAGAATATTCCTGGCACAATTGTGGACATTACAACGATAAAAGGTAAGAAAACAATTACAGTTGAAAGCGATATAGAAGAAAAACAAGAAGGCGGTTATGGCGAGCGTTTTCCTTTGTTTACATGCTATGAAAATCAACTGCAACGCTTAACCACAAACAAGAAGTAAAATTTTGAGGTGATTATATGGCGAAAGATGATATGGAAATTATCATGTACAAAATTCTCAAGTATCTATATGAGTGCCTGAAATCCGGAAGAAAAACATCGATTGCAGATGTTGCATGGGAATGTCGCCTGTTCCATATTACAAGAACATACTGGCTTGTAATTATGCGAGAATTGATTGAATCTGGATATGTTTCTGGCATTCAGTACATTGCCGCAAAGGATATGGAACAGATTTTAGAAGTCGGTACGTTTTCAATTACGAAAGCAGGCAGAGAATATTTGTCCCAAAACGGCATGATGCAGAAAGCAAAGGAATTTCTTGGGAAACCATTTGAGATTTTTCTTGGTGCTGTAATTGGAAGACTATAAGAACAGAATATTTACAAAAAAGAATCATTTTTATAAAAGCATCTCTCTGAGGTGCTTTTTTCATGCCCGAAAGGAGAAAAATATGGAAGCAATCAAACCAGTAGAATTGAAAGATACAGTAAGTATGATGGACAGCACAGACTATAAGGAACGCTTTAAGGCGGAGTATATACAGGTGGCTATCCGGTATCGAAAGCTGAAATGCATGCTTGCCAGATGGGACAAGGGAAAGCTAAACTTTTATCCAACTTGCCCGAGAAGCATTTATGATTTGCAGATTAGAGCGATGGCAGACTATATCACCGCTCTGGAAGCCCGTGCAGCAATCGAAAATATCATACTTTAATCACCGCCCCGACCACGGGCAAAAACTGGCGGAGGGTGGAAACCAAGAACAAGCAAGCCTGTGGGTACGGCGTTCTCATATCAACAAATCAACATCTGAGCAAATCAGGTGCTTTTTTCATACCCGAAAACAGAAAGGAGCAATCTTATGCAGCTTCTCTTTTTTCATGCGAACTACTGCTCGCCCTGCAAGCAAATGCAGCCGGTGGCAGAGCAATATGCAGCCCAGACCGGCATTCCGTTGTACACCTTCCGATCAGATGATGTGTACGGCGGAAATGCCATGGCACGGCAGCACCATGTGAAACGCCTTCCCTGCTTGATTCTTCTGGATGATGATGGCAGAGAACAGGCTAGAACCGAAGCCGTCCAAACGCTGGAAGGGTTGCGGAAGGTATTTGAAAGGAGTGAATCATAATGGCAGACAGTACAGAACAGGTTACAACAACCGAAACGCCTGTTACGCCGACAGAACCGGCAACGGAGCCTTCTACTTTGACCGCAGAAGCGGTTTCGCAGATGATTGCGGAAGCGTTCCAAGGCTTTGAGCAGCGGCAGTCAGAAGCAAAGAAACTATCAGAAATGACCGACCAGCAGCGAGCAGAAACGGAGCGGGATTCCTACAAGCAGCAGCTCCATGCCCTGCAAAAGCAGGTGGAAGCGGCACAAATGCAGAAAACCGCACGGGAAATGCTATCCGAAAAAGGCATTCATTTGCCGGATTCTCTAGTAGCGGCTGTGGTTGCAGAGGACGCAAAGACCACCAAAACACAGGTGGAAGCCTTTGCAACGCTGTTTACAGAAGCGGTAGAAAACGCCGTCAAGGAACGCCTCAAAGGCGAACCACCCAAGACCGGAACATCAGGACGCATGACGAAAGAACAAATTTTCGCCATTCCCGATGAAGGGAAACGGTTACAGGCGATTCGAGACAACATGAATTTATTTGAGTAAAGGAGTTAATTCACTATGGCAGTACAAGCAAATACCAATTTGACCACAGATTTTGCTAAGGCACAGTCGATTGATTTTACCAATCGATTTGTGGATGGCATTCAGAAATTGCAGGAGCTTCTGGGCATCACCAGACGCACGGCAATGGCGAACGGTTCTATCATCAAAGTATACAAAAACAAGGTAACCATGGCAAATGGAGACGTTGCAGAAGGCGACATCATTCCGCTTTCCAAGGTGGAAACCAAGCCGGCAAATACTTATGAACTGGCTTACAAGAAGTACCGGAAGGCAGTAACGCTGGAAGCCATCCAACGCAGTGGCTTTGACCTTGCGGTTTCGCAGGCAGACAATGAGTTGTTGAAACAGATTCAGAGCAACATTCGCTCCGATTTGGTGACATTTTTGGCAACCGGTACAGGCACTGCAACCGGCACTGGCTTTCAAGCCGCCGTAGCAGATGCTTGGGGAAAGTTGCAGGTACTCTTTGAGAACGATGCAACCGATGGCGTGATTGTGATTGCAAATCCGCAGGATATTTCAAAATATCTTGGGGAGCAGACCAACATTACCACGCAGACTGCTTTTGGCATGACGTATTTTCAGACCTTCTTGGATGTCAAAGTCATGTCTAACTCCAGTGTTCCGGCAGGAACATTCTATGCAACCGTTGCCGATAACCTGAATCTGGCATATCCGGCAATCTCCGGTGGGGAAATCAACAAGGCATTTAGCTTTACAACAGACGCAACAGGACTGGTTGGCATTACTCACACCGCAGATTATACTCGTGCAAACTATGAGACCACGATTTTAACGGGGGCTGTATTGTTTGCAGAACGGCTGGACGGCGTCATTGTTGGCACGATTGCTGGCACGACTGGAGCGTAAGCATGACGCTGCTGGAGCGGGTACAGATTCGATTGCAGGATGAACCGAAAGCGGAGAACACACCGCAATTGCTAGAGCTTTGCGATATTGCAAGCTTGCGAATCTGCTTGCGAGTACGAGAAGCAACACTGCCGGAAATGCTAGAACCGATTGCAGCGGAAGTCGTCGTCAAGCTGTTTCGGCGTTGGAATTATGAAGGCATTAGTTCTGAAGGAGCGGATACAATTTCCACTACGTTTGTGGAAGATGTTCTGGCGGAATACGAAGATGAGTTTACCGCTTATCGAGAAACCAAGGCGGCGGAAAACGGCAGCGGCACGGTTTATTTTTTGTGATAGGAGGCAGCAACCATGCACTATTTCACCATTCATCTCTTAAAAGCCATCCAGACCGGAACAGATATTTTAGGCAATCCTATTACTACATTAAAAGAGCCTTGTGCAGCTTGTACTGAGTATACAGGACGATTCACAGAATGGACGGCAGAGGATGCGGAGTTAGTCGGGCGAGATGTTACCCAAACGCAGCGAAAACTGTTGACAGATGCTCCACTGGCACGCTGTAAAGAAGCAGATGTGGTGCGTGCTGGTTCGGAAGACTATCGGATTACTTCCATCAAAGATTTGCATGGGCGGTGGCGGATGTTGTATCTGGAACGATGGTATCAAACCCTCCCAGAACGGAGATGCACAACATGAAAATAAAAATCATTCTAAACGGAACAGAAGAGTTAGTTGCTGCACTGGAGCAAAAATCAAAATCGGATTTCGTTGCAGTTTGTAACCGAACCGTTGGCTTGCTGACACGGGAAGCAACGAGAAACACTCCTGCCGATACAGGAAAGCTGCGGCAGAGCATCCGAACTGAATTGCCGAAAGAATCGGATACTACCATCAATGGAGCGGTCGGCTACACGCTGCACTATGCACCGCATGTGGAATATGGGCATCGGCAGCAGCCGGGACGATTTGTTCCACAGATTGGGAAACGACTGAAAGCCTCCTATGTTCCAGGGCAGCGATTTTTGCAGCGTTCTGTAGAAGCCGTTCGCCCTCAATTTGAACAGATGCTAAAAGATGAGCTAAAGGAGGACTGAGGTCAGAATGATGCTGCGAAAAGCCGGCTTTGCGGAGATTGCCGCTGCTGTGCTGCAAAATCTCCGGAAAAATACCGGCTATGCTTGTTATGATGCTGTGGAGAAGGACACCCCTTCTCCATTTCTATTTGTAGAGGTGGTCGGAAAACGGGATGCTTCCAGTAAAACGATGTTCAAGGAAATTTTTACCGTACAGATTCATGCGATTGCAACACCGAGCGATGCCAGAACAGAAATTTACAGCATGATACAGTCGGTAGAAGAATCGTTGACGGAATCCATCATGCTTCCGGACGGAATTACACTGGTGCTGCAAACAGAAACCGGCGTGCAGTCTTTGCAGCAGGACGAAACAAACGAATATCATGCCGTGATTTCCTATGAAATCATGGTGAGTTATGGATTGAAATGTAAGATTTAGGAGGAAATACGATGCCAAGTTATGATAACAATTTTTACTGTGATTTTTCAGAAGATGCGGCAAAAGCCGGGAAGGACATTCTGCTTTGCATCTACAACGCAGACGGTTCTAAGCTGCTTGCAATTTCAGGGCAGCAGAATTTGACCATTAACCGCAGTGCTGACACGGTGGAAGTGTCCAGCAAAGACACAAAAGGCGGTTGGAAAAAACAGATTCCCGGCATGAAAGAATGGTCGATTGACAACGATGGTATTTACATTCTGAATGCAGAATCGCACAAGCTGCTCGGGCAATATTTTGAGAACGGCGATATGGTTTGCTTGAAGGTCATTGATGCCAAGGAGAAAAAGCCGTTGTTTGGCGGTCTGGCTTGCATTACAGACTATTCGCTGGAAGCTCCGTACGATGACAGCATGACCTATTCTTTGAGCTTTTCTGGCAACGGGGCTTTAACAGACCTCACAAGCCTCTCCACGGAAGATGCCGCAAAGGTAACAGATATGCCGGAAGATTTGACAACGGAATAAGGAGGAACTTATGCAAACCTATTTTATCAAAGACAAAGAATATCACTTGCATTATACCATTGGCAGAATGGAGCAGTTGGAAAAGATACTTGGAAATGCCATTACTGGCGTGATGGTTTCCATCACAAATGGAAAATATCCAACGATTTCGGAGCTTTGCACGCTGTTTGCTTACGGCTTGTCAGATGACCGAGGGGACTATGCTCCTATCAAGAAGGCTCTGGAATTTGCCCAGCAGCAGGTACAGGATGTTGGATATGGTACACTGTTTACAGCAACGCTGGAACAGATTCAGGAGGACTGCGGTTTTTTATTCCGGTAAGGCTGGTGGAATGGGAATATTTTCCGACCAGTAAAGAAAAGCCTGACCTAGAAGCGGAACAGTTCCGAAAAAGCCAAGATTTCGCTTTTTTTGCGGTACAATTCGGCTATTCCAAAGCAGATTACAACGCCCTGACCGAAACGGAACGGGCGTTGATTTTAAAAGCGTATGAAAACAAAGTCGTAGCAGATACCAACCTTTTGGCAGGTGCGGTTCTAAATGCAGTTTCCAATGCGTTCCGGAAGAAAGGCAAAAAGCCACAAAAACTCTGGAGAAAGCAGCCGAAGCATACCAACAAAGAACGACAGCAACAGTTCGTGCAGCAGGTTCTGGAAGCCGATGCAGCACAAGGAACGGCATGGGTAGAAGCGATTTACAAAGCAAATGGACGGAAGCGAAAGAAGGTGTCGTGATTGGAGTTTTATGGTATCGAGGAACGGAAAACCGGAATTCGGTGGATTCAATCCCATCAATTACAATATATCAGTGCAGAACAGCCTTATGCAGAAGCGAACGTTGGCATCTACACTGGAAGAACCAATGATGGCTATGGATTGGGGCTATATTGGACGGATTTTTCTGCCACTGCCCCAGAAGTAAAAACGTTTACCGTAGATATTCCAGGGCGAAACGGATTACTGGATTATTCTGAAGCTTTGACTGGCTCTCCGGTTTACAAGAATGCAACGCTGTCTGCAACATTTGTGGCAGCTTGTACGATGGCAGAATGGCACAAGCTCTATCAAAACGTCCGGCAAGAGTTGCACGGGCAAGTTTGTACCATTGTTGCAGACAGCAATTCCAGCTATGCCTATCGTGGACGCTGCACCGTAGATTCCACCATGGAAGATGCCAAGCATGCTGTTTTCACCATTTCCGCCGATATAGAGCCGTATTGCTATGATAATTTTCCATTGCAAAAGGGATTCCTTTGGGATGCGACCGATTTTTCCGGAAGCCTTCCGGATGCACTGACACTGAGCGAATCTGGAGAAATTACAGAAACACTGTATGCTCCGAATGGCAGGGTTGGTGGACTTTATGGAGAGGTTACAGTCATTGCAGAATTTCCTTGCACGGTAACCATCAACGGAACTGCTCAAGAAATCGAAGAAGCAAACGGGAAAGCGGTGTTTTCTATCAGCTCTTATTTACAGCACAACAGCAGCGTGACGGTTACAATCACCGGAGGCACTGCCGGAAGCCAAATTGCAATTCTATGCAGATGCAGGAGGTTGTTATAATGTATACAGCCTATTACTTTCCATTTGAAAATTGCAGAGGCGGAATTATTCCGAGATTGCCACTGTTTGACCCGAAAAATGGCTATTTTCTGAAAGATGCGGTTTTGAAAACGAGTGCAACCAAAGCAGGCAAATTTACTTTTACCATCCCAGTAGACGATGAACGAGTACTACAGGTTTTACAGTGCTGGGTTACTGTCGTATCTGATAATGTGCGGCGGCACGATGAAGACACTGTGGGTGAAAATGTGATATGGGTTGGACGACCGACACAAGTAGAGCGAGATTTGTATGGGAATCGAACATACACCTGCGAAGGCGTTCTGGGAATGCTAAATGATACGGTATGCGTTGCAAAGCCATATCCCTCTATTTATAACAGTATCCCAGATTTTATCAATTTTCTTGTATTCTCCCTCTGGACGGATTATCAATGCTATACAGCAGCAGTAGATGCAAACACAGACGCAAGCACCGTGTTCCGAAACGGAACATGGTACAGCTATGACGGCAAAAAAATTCTCTACAAAGAAACGAAAATTCCAGAAGGTGCTAAAGTTTGCGTCCCGCAGGTGGACTACAATAACGGATATTATCTGAGTAGCGTGGTCTATGAAGATTCTGCCTGCAAAACAAAAGTTTTGAAACCAGATGGCAACGGATTTTACTACATAGACAACATTTCTTTTGTACGATATTGGACACAAGCAGAAACAGCAATGGAGCTATTACAGTCTCGAATTATCGACTATTTTGGCGGCAATTTTCAAGCAGAAGTTGTAGACCCATACACGCAAAAAGAACCACTGACAGACGTTCTGCACACTGGCTGCATTCGGTACGCTTATCGAGACCCAAGCAATCATACAATTAAGACACAAAAGCTGGAACTTGGCGGCAATATCACAGATGTTTCTTCTTCTTATATAGCAGAAGATTTTTATACTGGAATTGTTCCAGTGTCGAGTTCTAATGCGGATAACACTACTGGAGAATCGGACGCTACGGAAACAATGATTTATCCAGAGGTGACGGAATCCGACTTCGATAGTGATGGCAACCGAAAAATAGATATAAAGCCATACGCAGCATTCAGTTTTTATGGTGGAAATGATACGGAAATTACACCGAGCAATCTCGTTGTTTGGTTCACCGGCGGGAAGTTCGGAGATTATTATATGTCAAATCGTGAATATCCAGCATCACGAGCTTTCAATCAATATTTGCTGAACAAATACGGACCAATTGTCCGAAAAGTGAACTTCTCGTTTAGCGAGAGTAACCCAGATAAATATACCAAACGAGAAGCCGTGGTTGCCCATGTACTGGCGTTGGAAGAACCCAAAGCAACTTTTTCCGTATCCGCAGTGGATTTGGGACTAGTGGAAGATGGTGTGGAGTGCTTGCAGGCTGGTTTTCAAGTGAAAGTGGTTTATACGCCACTCGGAATTGACGAATGGATGACGATTGAAGAATTGGAAATCCATCTGGATGACCCAACGCAGTGCAAGGTAACGCTGAACGGCTCTTTGGATTCGATTGCAAAAATAGTAGCGAGGGGGTGAGTGTATGGCAGATTATACGCTGTCTGCGAAAATTACAGCAGACATCAAAGGTTTTGTAAGCAATATCAATACCGCAACAAAAAAAGCGGAAAGCATGGCAGAAAAGCTTAGCACCAGCATGCAACCTGTGAAAACGGCATCAGCATCCGCAAAGGAAGATATTGCCGCTCTTGCTGATGGATTTCAACAATGGACAGCGGCATCTCCTACTATTCAAAAAATAAAAACGCAAATAGAGCAGATGATGCAAGCATTCCAAAACAGTACTGCCGGAACTGCTTTGCAAAATCTGGAAACAAAAATGAAAGAGCTAATTTCGCCAATTCAGTCTGCTGCATCTCAGATGAAGTCACTAGCAGAAGCGGCAAAAGACAAGGCTCTTGGAATCTTATCTTCAACAGCAGAAAAGGCGAAAACGGGAATAGAAGCTCTCAAAAATTCCATTCAGCGAACAGTTTCTGAATCCAAGACATTCCAGACTATTTCTGCAGAAATTAACGCCATTAAGCCGTTTGCATCTGCGGCAGCCAGAACTGTAAAGCTCGTGTTCCAATCCGCATTTTCTGCAATTCAATCAGCAGCTTCTAAAGTCCCTGATGTAATAGAAAGCATTGTTTCTACTGCCAAAAACACATTAAATACCATCTCTGCCCTTTCCGATAAGGCAAGTAAGGCGTTGGAATCTGTTGGAAAATCGGCAGAATCCATTGGCAGTGGATTGCAATCGGCTGGAGACAATCTGAGCAGCCTTGGTGGGAAAATTACCGCCGTAGAAACGGCAGCCGCTGGTCTTGCAACAGCTGGACTGAAAAAAGCGGCAGATTCTGCCATTGATTTTGATACGCAAATGCGGAAGGTTGGTGCAATCTCTGGTTCAACCGATGAAGAACTGCAATCCCTGCGAGAATCTGCATTGGAATTGGGAGCATCTACTTCTCTTTCCAGCTCCGAGGTAGCGAAAGCGATGACAGAAATGGCAGCAAAAGGCAGCGATGCAAACCAGATTATCGCTGATATGCCTGGGATTATCTCTGCTGCGGAAGCTTCTGGAGAAGATTTGTCTTTGGTAGCGGATACTGTTTCCAACGCAATGAACGCATTTGGAGACAGTGCTGGAGATGCGACCCATGTAGCAGATGTGTTGGCACAGTCTGCGAATCAATCTGCCGCTGGCGTATCCGACTTGCAATATGCGTTCAAATATGCTGCACCGTTAGCATCTTCTTTGGGAATTAGCATGGAGGAATTAGCAGCCGCAACTGGCGTTATGACAGATGCTGGCTTGGAAGGTTCTCAAGCTGGTACAACCTTGCGGGCAATGTTTGTTTCTATGTCCAAACCAACAGACGAAGCACGAGAGGCGATGGAACAGCTCGGTATTTCTTTTTACGATTCCGAAGGCAAAATGAAATCCATTAGTACGATTGTATCTGATTTACAGACAGCCACTGCGGATTTGACCGACGAAGAAAAAGAACAGGCACTCGCAACGATGTTTGGCACAGAATCTCTTTCCGGACTGCAAGCAATGATGAACGCAACGCCGGGAACGATTGACAAAATGACAGATAGCCTGAAAAATTGTGACGGTGCATCGGAAGCAGCAGCAGCGAAGATGAAAGATGGCGTTGGCGGCTCGATTGAGAATATGCAGGGTGCAATTGAATCTTTTCAAATTACCATTGGGACTGCTTTACTTCCGATGATTCAAACGGCGGCAGATACAATTTCAGATTTATTTGCAGACATGACTGCTGGGTTCAATGAAAACGGAATCACTGGCGTAGTAGATGCCATTATTGGAAAGTTGCAGGAGCTAACGCAGCCAGAGCTGTTCAGCCCCATTTATGAAAACGTTACAACAGTACAGACAACGATAGGCAAAGTCGTAGATAAGGTGGATGACCTTTGGCAGAAATTTCAAGAGCTACAAGATGTTGGCGTGCCATTCGGGAAAATTGCAGCGGCAGCAGCGGCAGTTGGTCCTTCTTTGATGGTTGCCGGAAAGGCAGTTTCTGCTGTCGGCACAGCAATTTCCGGAATCGGGAAAGTTGCTTCCACTTTAAGCAGCGGCTTTGGAATGCTTTCTAAGCTTTCTGCTGTTCTTGGCGGATTGTCTACTCCGGTTTTCCTTGTTGTAGCAGCAATTGCAGCTTTAGCAGCCGGATTTATTTATTGCTATACAACCAGTGAAGATTTTCGGAATACCGTTTCCGATGTTTTTTCTGGAATTTTGCCTGCTATACAAACGGTAATCAATACGTTAAAGCCGCTGTTTCAAGAGTTTGGAACAAAGCTCAGTGAGCTGTTTCAAGCAATTTCCCCTACGATTGAAACCCTGATGACAGCTGTTACAAAGATTGTGGGCGTTATCGCAGAAAATCTCATTCCAATCATTGGGAAAATTATTGAAGTGGTAATGGAAGTTGTGAATGCTCTACTTCCCATCATAACGCCTATCATCAATTGGGTTTTGCAATTTGTCAGCGACCTCATAACGGCGTTGACGCCAATCGTGGAATGGATTTTGAAAGCAGCACTTTCTATTGTGGGGTGGATTCAATCTGCAATCGAATGGATTGGAAATGCAGTTGTAACTGTAAAAGATTGGATTGTAAATACTGTAGAAGAGACCAAAGAGAAAATCGATTTGGCAATTGCAATTGTTTCTGCTTTGTTTGAAAGCATCAAAGAAACGATTCAAAACATTGTTTCTGCCATTAAAGACTGGATCTCTGAAAAAGTAGAAGCTGCAAAAGAAACCATTTCCAATGTCATCGATGCTGTCTCCGGTTTCTTCGCCAACTTAAAAGAGACGATTTCCGGTATTTTTGACAACATTGCTGATAAAATCCGAAGTGTCATGAATACGGTAAAGGGCATTTTTGAAAACGTTCTGGACAGCATTGAAAACCTCTGGAACGGCTTATCTGACTTTGTCGGTGGCATATTTGACGGCATTGGAACGGCTTTTGACAATTTAATCAGCGGAGCAAAAAGCTTAATCAACAATTTCATTGACGGCTTGAATTTTGCAATTGATATTATCAATGCAATTCCGGGCGTATCCATTGGATATGTCGATTATCTGGCACACGGTACTGACGATTGGTCAGGTGGCTTCGCTGTCATGAACGAAGGTGGACGAGGCGAACTGGTCAACCTGCCGAATGGTTCGCAAGTTATTCCGCATGACATTAGCAAAAAATATGCACAGGAAGCCGCACGAGTAAACGCAACGGAAGTGATGTTCATTGATTATGACCGCCTGATTACAGGCATTGCATCCGCTATGCAAGGGGTGTCTGTGAATAGCACTGTCAATCTGGACGGGAAAGCAGTGTCCAAAGGCATTGCACCCTATATGGATACCGATTTGGGGCGGTTACAAGGAGCAGCAAAACGATATGCAACGTAAAGGAGCGATTCTATGATTGATATTTCCAGTAATATTGCAGTCATTCGAGAAACCAGCAGCGGTTCAGAACTGCGAACCAACATTGCAAGCGGCATGGAAACGCTGGCAGGCAAGGCAGCATCCAGCGATGATGTCACCGCCGCAAACGAATCGGTTGCTGCAATGGAAACCAAAATTACAGAAACAAATACAGCAATCCAAGAAGTTTATGATGCCCAAACGGCGTTGAACGATAAAATGAAAGAACTTGAAGAACAGTGTTCTGCATTGCAAAAAATTGCAAATAAGTGGGTGGTGCATGCTTAATGGCAGATATTGCAATTACAACCGAATTACAGGAAATTCAAAACAATCTTTGGGGTACGAATGTGCGAGAAAATATTGCTCTTGCTCTGGAAAAATTGCAGAATCTTCCGGAAGAGCCAAATACCATTCAAGGAAGCCTGAAAAATTCAAAATTATCTCTTCTAAAAGTATCCATACAAAATATGGAAAATACATTGCAATCCAGAAAAGACCAACTCGACAGAATCAAAGCCAGATTGGAACAGGCTTCCGGCAGAACCATTTTGCAGTATGGAAAATGCGGCAACGATGTGTATTATACAATTTGCGATGACGGAGAAGCGGCTTTGTATGGCACAGGTGCAACGTATGATTACAGAACAGGGATTATCTTTGTAACAGATGTGTCAAGCGAACGCTCCGTTTTTTATAAGAATATCAATATTAAGAAAATCACGATTTCAGATGGTATTACAAGAGTTGGAAACGGGCTGTTTGAAGATTGCCCAAACGCAGAAGCAGTTTCCTTACCATCTTCTTTGACGGAAATTGGAATTGGAGCATTCTTTATTTCCGTGAATACATCTGATATTGGACACGGATTGCAGCAATTGACAATTCCTAGCACTGTAAAATCCCTTGAAGCATATGCATTTTGCGATGCTGCAATTACAGACGTTATCATTCCATTCAACGTAACAACATGGGAAAGCTATGTTTTTAGTGAATGTAAAAAATTGACTACCGTGCGAGTAGAAAGCAGCCTGATTGGTGGATTTGCTTTTACGAGTTGCACTGCTCTAACCAGTTTAACCATTTCTGCCAACTGCACGAAAATTGGAACATGCATGCTCACTTACTGCTCCAGCCTGACCGAAATCACCTACGAAGGCACAAAAGCACAGTGGGATGCAATTGAAAAAGGCACGAATTGGGATTCAAGGCACGGTGCTGACCATGAGGACGTGCTATCCAAAATCATTTGCAGCGATGGGAACTGGATTTTCAACGAAGAAACGAAAACTTGGGAGGAGGAAACCGCATGAAATTTTTGGTAAAAAAGCAGCAGATTGATTGCATCGAGCGGGACAAATTGGCAGATGGACAGATTGCCTTTGTATCCTTTCGATTCGTGTTTGACAATGAATGGGAAGGCTTGTATAAGGTTGTACAATTTATGCAGGATGAAAATACCTATAATATCTCGCTTGGTGTAGACGGCTATTCCTGCAAAATGCCGTCAGAATTGCAAGCCGGCTGTGCAGAAATGAGCCTGTTTGGCTATGTTCCAGACGATGAAACGGCTCTGCGAGCAACGACAGCCCCTATTAAGCTGCGGATTGAGCAATCTGGATTCAGCAGTTCTGGTTCTGAAGTTGTCCCACCAACGCCGGACTTGTATCAGCAATTGATTGCAAAAATTGATGAAAAGATTGCTTCGGTACACGATGGGGCGGACGGAGCATCCGCCTATGAAATCGCTGTTGAGAACGGTTATACTGGCACGGAAGCCGAATGGCTGTCAAGCTTGAAGGGCGAGAAGGGAGACGCCGGAGAGCAAGGTATCCAAGGCATTCAGGGCGAGAAAGGCGATACTGGAGAACAGGGCTTGCAGGGCATCCAAGGTGAAAAAGGTGAAAAAGGCGATACTGGAGCAGCCGGAAAAGATGGCATGAATGGAACGGATGGAAGAGATGGGGCAAATGGTTTCTCTCCAACGGTAATCGTAACGGAAACCAGTACAGGAGCAACCATTACCGCTACAGACAAAAACGGCACGACCACAGCGACCGTCAAAAACGGGAAAAGCGGAGAGGCTGCGATTTGGGGCGATTATACGCCGGGATGTGAAGAGGGTGAATCAGCGAAATACTGCACCGCAAAGCTGGTTACAGTAACAGGCAAGCAAACATGGCAGGTATTGCCGTCCATCAGTACGGTATCTCACAACGCTCTGGATATTGTACCAGATGGGTTGTTTGTGCTGGATTTGTCGCCGGATGTGGATGCACTCAAAGCATCTGCCCACACGCATGACAACAAAGATTTTCTGGATGGCATTGAGACATATTTAAACGCTACATACTCCAAGGTAACAGCAGAGCGAGAGGCAGCGGACAACAGCCTTGCAACTCGTATCAAAGCTTTAGAGGACAGCATCGGCGATATATCCACAGCCCTTGCAACGATGGTGGAGGTGTAACATGGCGACAATTGCAGAACAACTCGCAAAGCTGAACAGCTTGAAAACACAGCTTGCAAAGAATCTCAACGCAAAAGGTGTGACGGCAACAGCCACAGAAAAATTTAATGCACTCGTGCCGAAAGTTTTGGAGATTTCCAGCGGCGAAACTCCGACCACAACCGTGTTATATGACGCAACCCATCGGGACAAGGTATCTTTGCTTTACAACGGTACGATTTACAGCGTTGCGGACTTTACTGCCCTGCATGCTGATTTTTGCAGTGCGAAGAACAACTACGCTCTGAACTATGGAACAACCGTTTTTGGGTGGGATTATAGTTGTTACACCTGTTCCACAACGCCAATCAGCGTGACCGCATCCACGCAAATTGCGATCCGCTTTCTTTCTGGAAGTACGGAGGTCGGCGTTTTACGCTTAGTACAATCCGATACCGGCACAGCTGCGGACATCCTTGCCAAAGCACAAACAGAGGGCAGCTATATCGACCTGCCCTTGCAGTGGCTGCAAAATACCGAATATGTCACCACATTGACACCGTGCGAGGGCGTAACTGTTGGTACTTACTACTTAGTTTGGGTCGGACGGAGCAACAACAGTAAGCCGCTGATCCAGTCCATCACAATTTTATAAGGAGAGCGTTACAAATGAATATTATTGAAGCTGTAGAATCATTGAAGCAGGGGAAAGCCATCCAGCGGAGCAGCTGGGGCAATGCGAAAATTAAAGCCGTACAGCTTGAAAATGGACAGTATCAGATTTTTGCATCTGGTGACCTAACACCGGAAATGTTGGTACTGCTTTCCGGCGATTATGAAACGAAAACGGAGGAAACCAAATGAAAGAATGGATTTGTGCAGCAGCCGGAACGGTCGGCGGTCTGATTGCCGGG